CAAACCGCACTTCTCCGTTCGATCATCGACAACGCCGCCCAGGTGAACACGCCACGCACTGCGGCGGTCGAGGCGCAGGTGAACCTCGAAGACCTCATGAACCCGGAGATCGGGGCGATCGTCCGCACCAAGCAGCCCGGCCAGATTGAGGAGCTCGTGACGCCCTTCGTCGGCGGCCAGACGCTTGCCGTGCTGCAGTACATGGAATCGATCGCGGAGGCACGCTCAGGCGTCACCAAGATGAGCCAGGGCCTGAGCTCCGACATCCTCCAGAGCTCGCCCAAGGAGGCCGCCAACGCCATGGTGCAGGGCTCCGACGCCCGCATCGAGATGATGGCCCGCAACCTGGCCGAGACCGGCGTCAAGGACCTGTTCCTCTGCATCCTCCGCACCGCGATGTACGAGATGAAGGGGCCGCAGAGCGTGCGGACCTTGACCGGCTTCGAGGAGGTTCGTCCCGACCTTTGGCACGATCAGGTGGCGGTCAACGTCAACGTCGGCTTGGGAAATGGCCGCGTCGGCGAGAAGAGCATGGTCCTCTCCGAGATCGCGCAGGTCCAGCAGTCAATCATGGGGATGCTCGGCCTTAACAACCCGCTCGCGGGCTGGGAGCAGCTCCGCAAGACCATCGTGGACAAGGCGAAGATCGCCGGCATCCGCAACACGCAAGACTACCTGCCAATCGTGCCGAAGGCTGTGCTGAAGCAAGTCAGCGACCAGATGCAGCAGGCGCAGGCCCAGCAGGGCAAGCAGCCCGACCCGACCGCCGGCCTCGTGCAGGCCGAGACCATTAAAGCGCAGGCCAACATGCAGATTAAATCTGCGGAGCTTCAGCAGCGCGGCCAGCTTGAGAGCGCCAAGTTGCAGCAGCAGGGCCAGATCGAGATGGCGCAGCTTCAAGCCAAGCTCGCCGGTGACAACGTCAAAGCGAAGATAGAGGACGACCGTGCTCGTGACATTGCTGCGGGTCAATTCGCGGTTGATGCCCAGACCGCACAGCTTGATGCCGCAGAGCGGGCGCGCGTGGCGCAAGAGCAGTCTGCGCCCAGAAGCTACGGTCAGCAGGGAGTCGTGCAATGAACTTTCACGACCTTTTATCATACAATGCCGACACCGGCGTCTTTCACTGGAAAGTCAACCGAGGGCGTATGGCGAAGGCTGGCGACCAAGCGGGAACGCTCAAGCCAAGTGGTTACGTTGAAATTCAGGTGAGCGGAAAGATTTACAAAGCTCATCGTCTTGCGTGGTTCATGGCTCACGACAGGTGGCCGGATGATTGCATCGACCACATTAATAGGCGCACAGCCGACAACCGCATTGTGAACCTGCGCGAGTGCAGTCGTAGCGAGAACCTCTGCAACTCAAAACACCACGCGAATAACACGACCGGCTTCAAAGGCGTCAGCTATCAGAAGGCTGATAAAATTTACGTGGCTCACATCAGGAAGAACGGCAAGCGCACTTACCTTGGTTCGTTCAAGACGGCTGAAGACGCTGTCGCTGTCGTGCGTGAAGCCAGAGAGCAACTTCATGGGGAGTTCGCTCGCCATGGATGAGTTGCGTTTTAGGCGCCTCAAGGCCCTGCGCGAGGTTGCCGACAACCCCTTCTTCGGGTTGGCGGTCGACGAGCTGCGCCGAGAGCTGGCCGACCAGATCGCCGACGAGATGGACCCGGTGAAGGCCGGGGCGCTTCGTGCCGAGCGCGCAGCCCTGACGCTGATCGCCGGCCGGATCGCAACCTACCTGAACGACCTCACGGTCATCGAACGAAAGACGGAGCAAAAGAAGCATGGCTGAAGTCGAGAGCAGCGAAGTCATCAACGCAATCCTAGCACCGAGTACGCCTGCGAAGGCTTCGGCGGCTGGGGGCGAAGCGCCCGCCAAGGCCGACGCTGCTCCGTCGCGTGCTGCGGACGGTCGCTTCGCTTCCAATGACGAGCCCGAGGGTGAGGCTGATGCCGGCGACGACGCCGTCGTTGACGCCCTCACCGAGGGCGATGACCCGCAGGCTGAAGAGCAGCCCGCGGAGGAAGCGACCGAGGAGCAGGCCGAGGAAGAGCAGCCCGAGGAAGAGGAAACTCCGAAGAACCTCGATGAATACACCGTCGAAGTCAAAGTTGACGGCAAGAACACCGAGGTCACTCTTGGCGACCTCAAGAAGAGCTATTCGGCGGGTAAATACGCCGAAAAACAGATTTGGGAGGCGGTCGAGTATCGCAAGGCCAACGAGGCCGCGACCTACCGCAGCTATGCAGTGCTCGAACAGCAGGTCGAGCACCTCAATGCAATTCAGGAGGTGTGGACCAAGTTCTCATCTCCGCAGGTTGACTTGGAAGCACTCAGGCACCGTGACCCGACAGCGTACGCGCTCAAGCGGGTGGAGCTGATCGAGGCCCAAGAGAAGGCGCAGAAGATCACGCAGGAAATCGAGAACAAGCGAGCGCAGCAGGCAGAGATAATCGCCCACGCTAAAGCGCAGCGCGTCGAAGATGAAACCCGCGTCCTTCTGCAAAAACTGCCGGCCCTCGCCAATCCCCAGACGGCCCCCGTGGTCATGGGGAAGATCAGGGAGGTGGCACAGAGCTATGGCGTGTCGGACGACGAGCTTAATTCGCTCGACGGCCACGTCCCACTGATGGTTCTCGCCGAGCTTGCTTGGCGTCGTGAACAGATGGCGGACATTGAGGCACGCATGAAGAGGCCGACCGGCGACCAGCCGAGGCCGAAGACGCTCATCCGGCCCGGAAGCAAACCCGCGCAGAGCTCCGACAAAAAGCTTGAGGCGCAACTTCTCACCCGCGCGAGGAAGAGTGGCAAGCCCGACGATGTCGCCGCCACGCTCCTTGTCTCGCGCAAGAAAGCATAAGGAACACGACAATGGCCGTTTCGTCATCTGCCCTTGAAACCTATGACTCCAAGACCATCCGCGAAGACCTCACCGACGCGGAAAACATGATCTCGCCGACCGAGACGCCCTTCATCAGCAGCATTGCTGGCAAGAGCTCTTGCACCAACACCAAGCACGAGTGGCCTGTTGTTGAGCTCGGCGCCGTCGACGCCAATAACGCCGTGCCGGAAGGCGAGGACGCGCCGTCCATCGACGCTCCGGTCGTGGCGCTCCGCATGGTCAACTACACCCAGATCATGGACAAGGTCGTGAAGGTGACCGACACCAGCCAGCGCGTCGATGGCGCGGCGAAGGTCGAGAAGCTCGCCAAGCAGATCAGCTACAAGCTGAAGGAGCTGAAGCGCGACAAGGAGACGATCTTCCTCGCGAACGCTGTCGCCGTTCCCGGCGCCGCGGTGGGTGCCACGACCCGCAAGGTCGCCGGCATGGAGGCTTGGCTCATCACCAACGCCTCGCGCGGCTCCGGTGGCGCCGCTCCGACGCTCTCGGGCACGACCGATGGCTACCCGAACGCCGCCCACACGCCGGGCACGTCGCGCACCATCAGCGAGGACATGCTCAACACCACCATCCAGTCCTGCTGGACGCAGGGTGGCGAGGTCAAGTACGGCATCGTTGGTCCGGGCGTGAAGCGCACGATCTCGAAGACGTTCATGGGCTACGCGACCAAGTACAAGGACGCTGATTCCAAGCGCCTCGTGTCGGCGGTCGATTTCTATGAGTCCGAGTTCGGCCTCATCGAGATCATCCCGAACCGCTTCTCGAACGCGGCTTCGATGATCCTCATCGACCCCGAGTTCGTGAAGATTTGTGATCTGCAGCCGACCCGCCAGCTTGAGCTGGCCCGCACCGGCCACACCGAGAACCGCCTGATCCAGTACGAGGGCACCCTCGAAGTGGGCAACCAGAAGGCTCACGGCATCATTTCGGCGGTTACGTAACCACAACGGGCCGCTGGGGTTATGCCTGGCGGTCTTCCCTTTCAACGGAGAGACACATGAAGATCACCCTCAAGAAGCCGATGTGCCACAACGAAGTTTTCTGGGCTGCCGGCTCGGTCATCGAGGCCGAGAAGAACTGGGCAGCCTTCGCTGTGGGCGTGGGCGACGCCGTCGAGGCACCGAAGGACGCCGAGCTGTCTGCTGTGCCCGACCTCGGCCCGGCACGCCAGTCGGTCGAAAGCATGGCTATGGAGAAGGCCGCCGCATCGATTGTCACCGCCGTGGCGAAGGCTGCGACGGCCGGCAAGAAGGGCTCGAAGGACGCCGATGCCTGATTTCCGCTACTTCGACATCGACACAAACCAGCTCATCGAAGAGCACTGGGACTGGAAAGACCAGAAGTTCCTCATCCGCAAGACTGAGGATGTGGAGCCGCTGCTCGAGGAGCTCGCCCACGAGCGTGGGATGGGCAACCAGGGCTGGTCGAAGGGCAGGACGTGGCGAAAGATGGGCTCGATCCCGAACCTCGAGATTGAGCGCATCCTGCGCGAGGAGGGGATCAACCTCATGCAGAACACGCCGGAAACCCAGAAGCGCATCCGTCGATATTTCACCGACAACCCGAAACTCTCAACCAAGTTCTGAGGAGAAAACACATGAAAAAGTCATCCAAGCCGATGTTCGGAAAGTCCTCGAAGCCTTCGGGCAAGGGCAAGCCGATGGGCATGAAACCTTCGGGCGGAAGCCGCAAGGGCTATTGATTTTAGAGCCCGAATAGGGCATGGTTCCAGATGACCGACGTTCCCATCTGCGGAACAGGGCATCTCCCCAATTAAAGACCTTTGGAGACGCTCAAAATGTCGCTCAATTCCCAGATTCCTTCCAAAGCCGCGGCGGTCACCCCGTCCGATAGCACCGAAATCTTCGGCCACGCCCTGTATGTCGGCGGCGGCGGCAATGTCGTCCTGCTCACTGAGGGCGGCCAGACTGTTACGTGGACAGGTGTGCCTGGCGGCACGACCATTGTGCAGCGTTTCACCAAAGTGATGGCGGCGACCACTGCCACTGCCCTTGTGAGGCAGTGGGAGTGAAGCTCGCCCGAGCCATAGCGACGCCTGTCCTGCCGCTCATGGGCGGCGGGCGTGGCAGCGCCCTAGACACGCTCGGCGACGAGTGGAGCGGCTTCTCGCTTGATTTCATCAGCAACACATACGCGATGCGGAATGCGGTTTCTTCCGAGCTTCTACTTGGCCCCGGCCCGAACAGGGCTGACGCCGGCATAGGCATCGACTTCACCGCCAACAATTACGCGATAGGGGTTTGATCCATGCCCACGACCACCACTGGCAAGGCATCTGAGTTCATCACGTTCTCGCGCACGTCGAATGCGACGGTGACGGACAGCGACGGCAAGATCAAGTGGGCACCGCATAACTTGCTTGGGCAGTCAGAACAGTTCGATGGATCGTTCTGGGCAAAAGGCAACGCGACCATTACCGCAAACACCATTGCTGCGCTTAATGGAACCACTACCGCTGATACGATGACGGGCACTGGTTCGAGCCCTTCTTGTTACCAGTCATATTCTGCCATTTCCGCCACCCTTACTTACGCTGTCTATTTGAAGGCCGGAAGTAATAGCACTGCTAACCTGCGTCTTTCTCAGGGTGGCAATGGTTATGAAGCCACGTTTACACTTACTGGTTCTGGAACTGCGGGGTCCGCTACTATTGTGGGTACTGGCGGAACTGTGACTGGTGTGACTTCCGCAATCTCGCTCGTTGCAGATGGTTGGTATCGCTGCTCTCTCACGTACAACGAGACAAGCTCCGGCAACGTAATGGTCGTTCTGAATGCTACAAGCGGAACGGTCTATCTCTGGGGCGCACACCTCTACCGCAGCGACCTCGGCGGCATGAAGGCCAACACCTCCGCGTATCCGATGTATAACCCGACGACGGCGAAGAATTTGCTGGGGTTCTCGAAAGACTTCAGTAATGCGGCGTGGGTCAAAACACGAGCGACCATAGTCGCAAATATGGTTTCCGCTCCAAATGGATTGCTGGCGGCTGATAAGTTGGTTGAAGACACAACGGCTTCAAACGATCATCGGGTTCAGCAAACTGTACCTATAAACGGCCCCATCGCTGTTTCAGTATACATGAAGGCTGCTGAACGTACGTTTGGCTACCTCCGTATTGACGATGCGTCTTCTACAAAATTCGCCTATTTCAATCTTGCTTCGGGCACTGTTGGCGCTGCAAGCTCCGGATTTATAGCTGAAATTTCATCTGTTGGTGAGGGCTGGTATCGTTGTTCTGCAAGGTATGCGGCCCCTGCTGCAACGGCATTGGGTGTTTTTGTGATTGGCGTAACTACGGCTGACGCAACAAACACTTACACTGGCAATGGTACTTCCGGCATCTACCTCTGGGGCGCACAGCTCTCCGACAGCGCCTCGCTCGATCCTTACGTGCCGAACAACGGACCCGCACCGACTGCCGCTGCGTATTACGGCCCGCGCCTAGACTACGATCCGGTGACGCTGGCGGCTAAGGGGCTGCTGGTGGAAGAGTTGAGGTCGAATTTGTTCCTGCGGTCGGCTGAGTTTGATGATGCAAATTGGCAGAAGCAAGCGGGAGCAACTGTAACAGCAAATACTACTGTAGCCCCTGATGGAACAACGACTGCTGATACGGTTAACAACGTCAATGGCGTAGCTTCAGTAGCTATATTCCAAACTGTTACTGTCCCGGCAGTGCCGCATACATATTCGTTCTGGGTAAGGGCTGGAACGACTTCTTCTATATTGTTTGGCGTCTTCCAAACAGCGTTTGTGACCGGAACTGCAACGGTAATCTCAGGACCGGGTTCCATAAGCGGTACTGCAGCAATAACATTGTCTGGTCTTTCTACTACTCAGTGGACTCGAGTTTCATTTACATTCACGCCTACAAACACTGTAGGAACGTACTACATTTACCCAGAAACAGCGACGTCTGGAACTGGAAAGAACGTAATTGTCTGGGGCGCACAACTCGAAGCAGGCTCCTTCGCCACCAGCTACATCCCGACCGGGGCTGCGACTGCCACCCGCAATGCTGATGTTGCCAGCGTAAGCACCAACCAGTTCCCGTATAATGCGACTGAGGGGACGTTGGTTATTAGTGCCGATACCTATGATGTGGGAAGTGGAGCAGGGATTATAGCTTCGCTTTCAGCAGGGCTTACTTCAAATTCGGTTCTTGTCGGTTTGTTCTCAAATAAGACTACTCTCTCTGCGACAGTCGGAGGTTCGCCACAGGCGTTCCTTCAGCCAAGCGGTACTGTTTCAACAAACACCGTGTTCAAGGCGGGTGGAGCATTTGGCACAAACAGCTTCATAGCTTCCTCCAACGGCACACTGAGCATTGAGGACCCCGCTGGCAGTTTGCCAGCAGGTGTAACCACACTTGGCATCGGCATTATTAGTTCAACAATCCCCATCAACGGTCACATCCGTCAAATCACGTATCTGCCGAGAAAGCTAAGCGCATCTGAGCTTCAGGCAAGGACGGCCTGACATGATCACTGACCGCAGAATTGAAAACTTCTGGGCCAAGGTGGACAAGTCCGGCGAGTGCTGGAACTGGACTGCTTTCAAGTCCAAGGGCTATGGCTACATAATGTGTGGCCAGAAGAACCCTGTCAGAGCGCATCGCTTTTCTTGGGTTCTTCACAACGGCGACATTCCAGAAGGAATGCTCGTTTGCCACAAGTGCGACAACCCGTCCTGTGTGAGGCCGGACCATCTGTTCCTTGGGACTCCGCTTGATAACGTAGTCGATATGGTCAGCAAGGGCAGGCATGTATCCAGCACCGGTCTCGCTAATGGTGCATCCAAACTCACACCGGATCAGGTCAGGGCGATATATCTAGATGCCCGCACCAATCGTGAGATTGCTGCTGAATATGGCATCGCTTCCAGCATGGCCTCTTTGATCCGCCATCGAAAACTGTGGGAAGAGCACACTGTAGACTTGCCATCACCGCAGCGCCGCAAAACTGGACCGAGGAAAGCCGCATGATCTACGCTCTCGCATACCTCATGCTTACCGTCTTCGCATTCTCAGCCTTCTACGTGGGAGCCACCAATGAGCATTGAAATCTTCGCATGGTGTTCGACCCGCGAACTCTTCGTCACGGGCATGACCACGACAGCGTTCCCTGACGGCTCAATGCTGGCAACCCTTAGCGAGGACGGAACCTTGATCCCGCATCAGGGCGTCATCATCGACGAGATTGGCCCAATCGTAAAGGCAGACGGCACGGTCATCGCAGGGCATCACGTCAACCTCCTTGCCACCGACCCCATCGTGGCACTGCTGATGATGGGACCGCCTGACGCGGAGGGCAACCCGACTGTCCTCCCGCAGTACGACGAGGACGGCAAGCTGCTGGGCGTGTTTCAGCGCACGAACATCCTGAGCCTGATCCCCGGCATGGTCTGGACGGCAATCCCCGGTCCCGGTGTCCCCGGTGGCTACGAAGGGCCGAACGGCGTCTGCCTGTTTGACCCGGCTGTCGTGAAGGACCGCGCGAGGGTGTGGCTGTAATGGCGCTCTCCAAGGCAGATAGGCTCAAGCTCAAAGGCGTCCACGCTGATCTCGTGGCCGTCCTCGAGAAGGCTGCTGCCGTGAGCCCTGTGCCGTTCCGCGTGACCGAAGGCCTGCGCTCCAGGGCGCGGCAGGCAGAACTCGTGAAGGCAGGCTTCTCCAAGACCATGAACTCCCGCCACCTGACGGGCCACGCCGCGGACATCGTGCCGCTCCTCGACGTGAACAAGGATGGAAAAATCAACGCCGTTGATATGTATGACTGGGGCGCCATTCGCAAGCTGGCTCCGTTCATCAAGAAGGCAGCCAAGTCTCTGGGCGTGCCTATCGAATGGGGCGGCGACTGGCAGTCCTTCCCTGACGGCCCTCATTGGCAGCTTCCGAGGTCTTACAAATGACGCTCTACGCCAACTATGCCGCATGGGTCGCCGGGGTGAAGGATTGGCTAGACGCCGACCACCTCACGGACGCACAGATCGGCAGCTTCATCAGCCTCGCGCAGGATCGCATGAACCGCGAGCTGTCGGTCTTCGAGATGGAGGCGACGGTGACGCTTACGGCCGCCTCCGGCTCTGTGACGCTGCCTGCAAACTTCAACCGCATTCGGCAGGTGTCGGTTGCCGGCGTCGGGACCTATGACGCCTCGACCAAGGGCGAGATCGTCAACGTGAAGGCCGACGACAACGAGGACCGCCGCCTCTTTGCCATCGACGCCGGCTCGATCATCATCTGGCCCACCCTGCTGGATGGCGCGCAGGTGACGGTTGACTACTACGTGAATGTCCCGTCCATCGGCGTCGGCCTCAACAGTAACGTCTTCAGCGACAGCTATGCCAATTTGCTGCTGTACGCCTCGATGGCAGAGGGCTCCAACTTCATTGTTGAAGATGACCGGGCGCAGGGCTTCGAGGCGAAGTACCTGCTGAACCTTGAGATCGCCAATCAGAAATCCAAGAGGGTGAAGCTGGGCTCGACGCCCCTTCGCCGCGTTGTGAGGGTCATGTAATGGGCACGACATCAACTCCGAATCTGAACCTCATCAAGCCGAACCCGTTTGAAGAGGAAGATGCGTGGGGGCCGATCCTCAACACGAACTGGGACAAGGTCGACGTGCTCGGCTCAGTCTCGGCGAAGGCAATTGCCGCGGTGACGCCCGCTGCTGACCGGCTCCCGTATTTCACGAGCGGCACGGCGGCGACGGTTACGCCATTGACGGCTTTCGCCCGAACAATCCTCGACGACGCTGATGCAGCGACTGCCCGCGGGACGCTTGGGGCTGCGAGTTTAGGTGCGAATACGTTCACCGACACGCAAACCATCAACGGCGCAAGCCTGCTGCTGAACTCAAACAGCGATTACGGGCCGCAAGTCTCACTGACACACGCGGGCGCAACTGCTGGCTCTGCGTCTTATTCCATCCTCAACAGGGCGCGTGGAACATACGGTTCACCGACAATCGTTGCGTCAGGAGACCAGCTAGGCAACGTGCTGTTCCAAGGTTACGATGGGACGGCGTACCGCCCTGCGGCCTCTATTGAAGCTCAGGTAGATGGTACCCCCGGCGCAAGCGACATGCCGGGCCGTCTTACCTTCAAGACAACGCCGGATGGTGGCACAGCCGCTACTGAGCGTATGCGTATTGACAATGCGGGCCGCGTAGGTATCGGCACCACCAACCTCAATCAGCAGCTTCAGATCGGCAATGCCACTGACCAAATTGGGCTTGGACAGTCTGGAAACGTCGCTACTGCATACTTTGGCACTCCGTCCAACGGGTCTGGTGGTATCTTCCGTATCAGGTATGACCGAGCTGGTGGCGCAGCCTACTTCACAAGTGGCACTGTAGCATCCCCTGTCGATGCTGTTACAATTGCCAGCACAGGCGATGTCACCATCGGCGGAACTTTGAGCGCGGCTACGGCTGCGGTTGACACAAACACAACTCAGGTTGCCACAACCGCCTACGTGGTCGGTCAGGGATACCTTAAGTCCTCTACAGCGTCTTCGACTTACCTTACGTCTGCAACGGCAGCGTCTACCTACCTCCCAATCGCAGGCACTGCTACTCAAGCTGCAAAACTCAGCACTACGGCAGGTTCGTGGCTGGGCGCACAGGACAGTGTTGTCGGCATGCTGGGCTGGAAGCAATTTAGTAACGGCCATGTCATCTTTGACGCCTCTGCGGGCACTGCTCCCAATGGCACGTCTGTCAACAACACGAACTCCGCTACGGCTTGGACTGGAGGATACCCGACCCTCATGGGTTGGAACGGATCAAGCACCTATGGTGTTCGCGTTGACGTGGCCCGTCAGGCAGACACTATACCAACGTCGGCTGCCCTCAACGCAACAGCAGGTGCAACAGCAGGCGGTGTAGGTACTTACGCACTTATGGCGTGGGTTGGGCTTGGAGCTACCCAGAACGAAGGCGCGACCGTGGCGGGTTCTTCGTTGAACTTCACCTCAGTTGGTGGTGGCACCGGAGGAACCGCTGGCGCGGGAACGTGGCGGCTGATGGGCAGAGTAACCACGGGAAACCCGGCTTCCGTCTTCTTGAGGATTTCATAATGGAATACCGCAACCCGCAGAAAACCTCTGGCGTAGCAATCGACTGTGAGATCAACCATCCGACATTCGGATGGATACCCTTTACCGCTGATCCAAGCGACACTGGAGCAGCGTTTGACGTCGCAGCGCTTTATGCGGAGCTGGCGGCTGACCCGAATACACTTGAATATGTTGCGCCGCCGCCTGTAGTCCCGCAGTCAGTCACACCGCGCCAAGTGCGTCTTGTGCTTCTGTCGCAGGGCCTCCTCACGTCCGTGGAGGCCATGATTGCCCAGCAGGATGAGGCCACGCGGATCACGTGGCAGTACGCCTCCGAGTTCCGGCGTAATGACCCGCTTCTCGTCCAGCTCGCAGCCAACTTGGTGCCACCTCTGACCTCCCAGCAAATCGACGATTTCTTCATCGCCGCGGCGGCTCTTTGACGGGTTAAGCAAAAATGAGCGGCCAAAACGCACCAGTTCTCGACCTGCCGCCGGGCGTCCTGCGGAACGGCACGCCTCACTCCGTGGGGCGTCGCTGGTGGGACGTGAACCAAGTGCGTTGGGTCGACGGCCAGCTTCAGCCGATTGGCGGGTGGGCCAAGGGCAAGTATTTCGGCGAAGACTTCGGCCTTCTTGGCGACGAGTGGCGTGGTCTCTCGCTCGACATGACGACCGACGTGTCTATCATGCGCCAAGCGACGGATGCCGAAGTTCTGCGAGGACCCGGCCCGTCGTCGCTTGAAATTATCCGCGACGCCTTCTCGTGGCGCGACAACAACAAGACGCCTTGGTACGCTGTCGGAACTGAAGCCAAGCTCAAGGCGACGACCCCCAACTCGCCCACCATCCGCGACATCACGCCCGCCGGCCTCGCCGTCTCGACCGGAACATTGACTGGCTACGGCGCGGGTATCTATGGCGCGGGCTACTACGGCGCGTCCGTTCCGACGCCCGTCGACAACATCGGCCAGTGGTCTCTGGATAATTTCGGCCGCTACCTTGTGGCAATCCACAGCCAAGACGGCCGACTGGTCTCTTGGGACCCATCGACGCCGACAGTGGTCGCCGCTCCCGTCACCAATGCCCCGATTGACAACACGCTCGTGGTCGTCACCGACGAGCGCATGATCATGGTGCTGGGCGGCAAGGGCAACCCCCGCCGGGTGAAGTGGTGCGACCGTGAGAACATGACGGTCTGGACGTCCACCGCAACCAACACGGCCGGCGGCTTCGAGCTCAACTCGTCTGGCACAATCATCGCCGCGGTTCGCGTGCAGGGCGGCATTCTCGTGCTCACCGACGTCGACGCGCACATCATCGAGTACGTGGGCGCCCCCTACTACTACGCCCGCAGGCGCCTCTCCGAGGAGGTCGGGTGCGTTGGAAAGAACGCCCTCGTTGGCGTCACCGGCATGGGCTTCTGGCTCTCCAAGGAAGGCTACTGGCGCTACGACGGCAACGTCACGCTGGTGCAGTCCGACGTGGACTACGAGGTGCTGACGAATGGCGACCTGACTGTGCCGGCAAATGTCTTCCTTGGCTACAATGGCTTCAACCGCGAAATCTGGACGTTTTATCCGAAGCGCGGATCGTCGAGGCCAGACAGCTACGTGTTTGTGTCCCTCGACGGGGCTCCGTACTGGTCAAAGGGCTCCATGTCGCGCACGGCATTTATGAACCCGGTGTGGGACACGAAACCCTACCTCTACGCGGAATCTCAGGAGTACCAGCACGAGATCGGCCTGCTGGCTGACGGCGCCAGCCGCATCAATGACATTTTCGCGGAGACGGGCGAGTTCGAGATCGGCAACGGCGAGCAGAACATGCGCGTCGACCGCATCTGGTTCGACGGCTCGAACTACGATCCCTCGACGGGCACGAGCTACACCTCGGACTACGAGCTCCTGTTCAAGCTCCGTCAGGCGCCATCTGCCCCGCAGCGGACCATCGGCCCGATCTCTCCAGACAACGCGATTGGTTACAACAGCACCAGATTCCGCGCCCGCTCAGTGCAGGTCCGCGTCGAGCCTGTGGCAGACACCACTTGGGCTCTCGGCAAGCTCAGGCTCCGCATGAAGGCAGGAGGTGCCCGGTGAGCAATCGCACCCTCGTCCTCCCGTCTGCAACCTATGACGCAGCTCACGAGCGGCAGCGCAATCGCCGCATTGAGGAGGTCATCAGGAACACGGAGGTCAACTTCAACGACATCCTGCGCTCGATGTTTGTTCCGGCCTGTCTCGTTTCGGAACTCCCGACAGCGACTGCCGGCGTGCGTGGCTTCGTGACCGACGCAAACGCAACCACATTCGCATCGGCGGTGGCTGGCGGCGGGGCAAACGGTGTTCCCGTCTACCACGACGGAACCATCTGGAGAATTGGCTGATGTCGACAATAAACGACCTGTTGCGTCGCGTACCAATGCTGGCGGTCCTGCCGCTCATCGTGTGGCTGTTCGGCATGACTGCGTGGACGGCGAGCTGGAAGGCTGAGACGGACTACAAGCTGTCTCTGGTCATGAAGACCTCGACGGCAATCGAGGAGCAGTCCGACCGCGTCATCGCCATAGAGCAGAAGCTCATCTACCTGACCGACTACGTGCGTGAAATGAAGGACGCCCTCAAGGAGAAATCGAAATGAACTTCACGAACATTCTCGGCACAATCACCGCAATCCTGACTGTCGTCACTGGCGTGATGACACAGCTCCTCGGCTGCGCGACTGACGCCGCGGGCCTCACGGTCTGCACCTCGACACTCCTGCCGGCCAAGTACATGGCGGTTGCCGCCTCGATCTTCGGCATCCTGACGCTCATCAGCAAGCTGATGCGGCCCGGCGGCGCGCTGCACTCGCTCTTCGGCCAGACGGCCGTCGTGGTTGACGGCGCCAAGTCCGGCGCAGGAACCGTCACCAAGGCGCAGGTGGCATCCAAGTGAAGTGGCTTTGGCTCATACTCGCGGCTTTCGCCGCGGCCTCGGCCGTTGCGGTGTGGTCTGCCTTCCAGTCTCCTGACTTCGTGGCGGGACTTACGGTTCTCGCCATCGGGGCGGCTGTGAAGGCGGTCATGCCTGCGATTGCCAAGCCTATGAGCCAAGCAGACCAGAAGGCCTTCCGCGACTGTGTCAGGCGGGGCGGCGAGTGGGACCACATCAGGAAGAAGTGCAAGTGAACGCGCCCGCCAAGCACATTCTCGGCACGGCACACGACCTCGCCAAGTGGCGCGGGCAGGTGGATCGCGCGCTCCGCGGCCAGACCGTGGACTTCGAGCAGGTGGCTGACGCCATCGACGAGAACCGCATGTTCATGTTCGATAGCGGCGAGGCATTTGTCGTCATCGAGCCGCAGGGCGACCCCATCCAGTTGGTGATTGTGGTCGGTGGCGGGTCTCAAAAGGGCCTCGAGGGGCTCGAGCTCGCAGTGACCATATGGGGCGCCTTCATTGGCGCGACGAAGATAGTGGCGCACGCCCGCGAGGGCTTCTGGCGTCGAGTTAAGCGGCAGGGCTGGAAGAAGTCCCGCATCATCATTGAGAAGGAGCTTTAGCCATGGGTGGCGGCAGCACGACGCAAGAAACTGACAGCAAGACCGTCAATAAACCACCTCGTTGGTTCAACGACGCGGCGATCAAGTCGCTGCAGGTCGCTGACCAGATCAACCAAGCCGGCTACGTGCCCTACATGGGCAATCAGGTGGCTGCCTTCACGCCCATGCAGCAGGGTGCCATGCAGAGCGCCTCAGACTGGGCCAGTGCCGCAAATGGTACGGGCAAGGTTGACGCCATGGCCGGCATGCCGCAGGCCAGCGTCGACGGCTCTGGCATCGCCGGCTACGAGAGTGCCACCGGCATGATGCGGAACCTCGAGCAGATGAGGCAACGCTTCCCGAAGCAGTATGACCAGCTTGCCCGCTTTGGCGGCGACCTGCTGTCGGACCCGTCTCGCCCGCCCAGTGACATCAAGGACAGCCCTTGGGCAGTCGGCGAAGAGGCCAAGAAGTCTTACACTCGCGAGACCGGCGGAGCTGGTGGCCGCGCCGGCAGCACGCTTGACGCCTTCTTTGGCAACAAGGGTCCTTACAGCATGCAGGATCTCCTGAAGCAGGGCTTCACGAGCGGCGGCGGTGTTGGCGGCATGGCTGCCTTCATGGGCACTCCCTACTACTCGAACAGGGGCGGCGCCACAGGCCACGGCGGTGCTGGTAGCGGCGGCATGACTTCCGCGTTCCAGCAGCTTTACGACCGCGACATCCTGATGGGGCGCAATCCGTGGGCCAATTCCATGAGGCCGCCGGTTGCGGAGCCACAGCCTGAGACGCCCCTCCCGACCTACAACTCTCCCGCAAAGTGGTGGTAACCATGGCCCTTCAGGATACGACTTTCGGCCTCTACAACAACGCCGCCGCCAACGCCGGCCAGATGTACGGCACCGGCCTCGGCATGCTCGGGCAGGGCCTGCAGGGCATGGATCAGGCCAGCGGCGGCTTCGGCAGCATGATGGGCGCACTCCCCGGCGCAATGTCTGGCTACAACGACGCGGCAGGCTCCATGGGGAACGCCCAAGGCCTCTTCAGGCAGATGGGGCAGGGCCTCGGTGGTGCGATGAGCACCTACGGCCAGATGGCCGGCATGGCGCCCAGCGACGTGCAGGCGGGCCAGCTCGGCGGCATGGACATGTCGGGGTACATGAACCCCTTCCAGCAGAGCGTGATCGACTCGACGATGGGCGAATTGAACCGTCAGGAGCTTATGCAGGGCAACCAGATGGCGGATCAGGCCCAGCGTGCCGGAGCCTTCGGTGGTGACCGCATGGCTGTCCAGCAGGCGGAGAACAACCGCAACTTCGACATGACGCGGGCGCAGACGCTCGCCAACCTGAACAGCCAGAACTTCATGAACGCGCAGGGGCAGGCCACCAACGACCTGAACCGCTCGATGCAGGCGCAGCAGGCCAACCAAGGCGTGCGGGCGAACATGATGCAGGGCGGCGCATCCGGCCTCGCTAATCTCGGCGGGCAGGGTGCCTCCGGCCTCGGCCAGATGGGGCAGTTCGGCGTCTCAGGCCTCGGCCAACTTGGTCAGGGCGGCGCCTCCGGCCTCGGCCAGATGGGGCAGGGCATGGCTAACATGGGCCAGAACCAGATGCAGTTCGGCCAGAACCAGATGGGCAACCTCGCCAATCAGGGCTTCAACATGGGCCAGCAAATCCAGAACAACCAGATGCAGATGGGTGGGATGCAGCAAAACCAGCTCCAGAACATCCTCAACAACATCATGGGCCAGACCCAGAGCTGGCAGAACTACGGCGATACGGGCCTGCAGCGTTACTTCGGCGCGACGCAGAACCCCGGAGGCTACGGCACGTCAACGACGAACGGCACGGTGACGGGCAGCACGAACCCCGGCATCGGCGGCATCCTCGGCGGCGTCGGGTCAATCGTCGGCGCGTTTATGTAAGGAGCGGAATATGGGCATCCTCGGAAATATCTTCGGCATGTCGGACGAGGGGTCCTCGGACTTCGGCGCACGCCTTGCGCTCGCCAGTCAGGCGCTGATGGCAATGGATCAGGGGCAGCAGGCAAACATCGGCCCCTCCATTGCCGCCCTCAACGCGCAACGCCGCAAGCTGGCGGATGAGGCCAAGACCAACAAGTGGCTGCAGAGCCGTGCGGCGGCACTCGCCGACACAAACCCGAAGATGGCGGAGTTCCTGAGCGGGGCGCCGCCCGAGATCGGCCAGAGCCTGATCCTCGATTATTACAAGACGCTGGCGCCAAAGCCTGCCGACTGGAAAACGTTTGAGTCTGGCGGCGACATGTACCGCGTCGACATGAACGACCCCAATGCCAAGCCGTCTATCCTGTTTGATGGACCCGAGGACCCGTTCAAGGCGCTGCTGAAAAGCATCGACCCGAGTGCCGACCAGCCCCCGGCCCCGAGCCCCGTTCCGAGCGTCCCGGCTGAAGCTGGTGCGCCGCCGCCCTCAAGCCCGGCCACGCCCGACATGCCGCCCACCGGCGGCACCCTGACGCCGCAGATGAAGATGCTGGCCCGGTCCTTCGGCCTGCCGGAGAATGCGACCGTTGATGACGTCATGGCGCTCAGGGATGCTGCCTTGATGGGTGGCGAAGACAATGCCCGTTCGGTCGCCGAAACGATCCGCAAGAGGTACGAGACGCAGCAGTCACAGGGTTTCGAGCTCACGCAGAAACAGAACGAGAATGCGTTCAAGCTGCAGGATGACTATTGGCGCGTCGGTTCGAAGTATCAAGAAATCATGAACGCAGCCGACAGCATGTCTTCGGTGCCTGACGATCCGAATGGCTTCGAGCGCGTGATGACCATGTACAAGTACATGCGCGCCCTCGACCCTCTGGGTGCTGTGCGCGAGAGCGACGCCGCTCTTGCACAGAGTGCTTCTGGTCCCTACGCGCGCCTCGAGCAACTCTTCTCGCAGTACAGTGGCGTGTCTGGCAGCGAAATCCCGAAGGCGGCGGCGCTCGAAATGAAGCGCCTCATTCTCGAGATGGGAGAGACCGCATCAAAGGCCGACTACAAAGCTCGCAAGAAGACCATCTCCCGCGCGAAAGCGATGGGGATACCCGAAGACAAAGCCGAGGGCGCCATCTTCGGTGGCCTGCAGGACGACGTCGACATGAGCGGCTACACGCCGCGCTTCACGCCCGGCCCGAGGTCTGGAGGCGCGCAGACAACGCCACCGGGCGACGGTACTCCGGGTCCGACGATGAACTGGACGCCTGATGGTGGAGTGCAGCAATGACCGAGATGTTCACCGTCAACGGCCCCTTCGGCCTGTCGGAGAAGTTCCCGAAAGGCACCGACGTTGACACCATCAACCGCGTGATGGCCGAGAAGTGGGCCAAGAGCCCGCAGCGCCAGATGGACGAGCAGGCGTCGAAGATGTCGCATGCGGACCTTGTCGACGCCTACCGAAAGACGAGGCCTGGCGACCCTTGGGGAGACTTCCTGGGCACGAAGCTCGAGCAGCAGATGCCGGGCGAGACGGCAGGCCAGCGCGACAGGCGCATCGGTAAGGGCTCGGTGTCAGCCGTGGGGAAGGGTGCCTCTGCACTTGGCGGATTCTCGGACGTCGGCAACTACGGCTTGTGGGACGAGGGCGCAGCAGCCCTCGACAGCCTTCTGGGCCGCGGCACCTATGACCAGGCTTTGAACAACCGCCGCCAGCAGCAGGCGGAACTCCGCGACGCAAACCCGAAAAGCTACACGGCAGGCGAGATCGGTGGCGCAGTTCCACTCACAGCGCAGGCCCTTCTGGCGGCGCCTGCCGCGACAACCCTTCCCGGCATGGCGGCGGTCGGTGCGACCGAGGGTGCAGTGCAGGGCGGCCTCTATGGCTTTGGCTCAGGCGAAGGAGCTTCTGATCGGCTGTGGAAGGCACTCGAGCAGGCAGGCATCGGCGGCACGATTGGTGCAGCGGCTCCCTACGCCGGCCGCGCTGTCGGGTCGCTTTATCGCACCGGCCGCGAGGCCCTGATGAACAATTCGACCGTCCGCAAGGCCAGCAACAGCGTCTGGCAAATGCTGCAGGATAACGGCCTGACCCTCGACGACGCGCGCAAGATGCTCGGCAAGATGGGCATCGACGCCTCTCTGGCTGACATTTCGCCCGGCATGCGGGTCGAGGCGGCCGGCACGGCGATCAAGAACCCTGAGGCGCAGACCAAAATGGTCGAGCGTTTTGGCAAGCGAGATGTCGGGACGAAGGGGCGCGTGAAGGACATCCTCGACGAAGGCTTCGGCCAGTTCAAGGACCCACAAACGATTGCCGATGAGGTTACTGCGACACAGAAATCGACCGGCCCCGCCTACGAGCTCGCAAAGCAGCATATCGTTGACAGCGAGGGCGCCGTCGATTCCATCCGAGAAAGCATGAAGACCTATGGCCCAAACAGCGACACCGGGCAGGCGCTCTCGAAGTACCTCTCGCAGCTTGTCGACGCGAAAGGCAACATCATAGGCGCCGGCAACATCGTGCACGGCGTGCGGCAAGAAGTCGACGCGGCGCTCCGTCGTGGCAACCTGCCCAACTCCGCCCCCTTCAAGGCGCTGCGCGACAAGTTAGACGAGGTGCTCAAGACGCAGGTTCCAGGCTTTAAGGAGGCAGACAAGACGTGGAGCGGCGCGCAGCGAGTTCAGGAGGCATTCGACTACGGTCAGGGCGAGGTGATGACCTCGAGAACCTTCCCCGGCCAGTTTGAGAAGAAGTGGACAAAGATGTCCGACCCCGAGAAGGCTGCGACCATGCAGGGCTCGCGCGCCGACATCGAGATGTCGATCTCTGGTGCGCCGAACGCCAGCCTGAAGGCCGACCGCAAGCTTTCGCAGAACATGAACGACGTGAAACTTCGCCGCATGTTGGACGAGAGCAAGCCCGGAGCCTACGACAAGATTGCAGATGGCCTAGACACCCAGCAGGACTTCCGCGCCACCTTCGACCTCGTCGACGCCACTCGCGGCTCGAAGACGGCGCCAGTGACGGCCGCCGGCAACAATCGCTGGGGTGGCAAGGGCATCTTGCCGAACGTCGTCGAGGCAACTGGTCAGGCCGCCACGGCGGGTGCAGCCGGTGGCCCGCAGGCGGCGATTGCTTCTGTCATTGCTCAGGGCGGCGCGGCTGGTTTCAGGCGCCTGCTGCAAAAAGTCACCGGCGTTAACCCGAAGGTGATTGCCAAGGCCGGCGACATGCTCTCGACGATGGGGCCAGAGGCACTGCAGTCGGTTGATACGATCTCGGCCGTGCTGAAGGCTCGGGGCGTTGCCGAGAAGGAAGCCAAGCTGATTGCGGGCGCCGTGCGGCAGGTGCTGCAGAACAGCGCCGTGCCTACTTCTGCCGCTTTAGATGTCGGTGGTGCAGGTAGATAGCGATGCCAATTGTAATGCCGATCGGGAAAGTTCCCCAGATGCTCCAGTGGGCGTTGATCCACTGCAGCAGCATGGCAAATGCGGCCATCACGGCGAAAGTGATGGCGGCGACAATGATGCCTTCGACGGTACGCATGTCTGGCTTCTACCACGACACGGTTTCCGGTTTCAGGAAAAAGGATTGACGAAATGGCACAGGCAGACATCAGGGATGGGATTATCCAAGCGGCACGAGCCCTTGGGATTAACCCAGCAGACCTTGCCACCATCATCTCTTACGAGACGGGTGGGACATTCGATCCCACGCAGGCAGGCCCGACCACCCAGTGGGGGCAGCACCGCGGGCTGATCCAGTTTGGCGAGCCGCAGGCCAAGGCCAATGGCGTTGACTGGTCAAACCCGGTCGGTTCGCAATTGGGGCCTGATGGGGCCATTGTGCGCTACCTCAAGGGTGCAGGCGTCAAGCCTGGCATGGGCCTCATGGACATCTACTCTGCCGTGAATGCGGGCAGCGTTGGCAAATATGGGGCGACGGACGCACACAACGGCGGCGCACCCGGAACCGTAGCCGACAAGGTCCGCACGCAAATGGCCGGGCACCAAGCCAAGGCGCAGGCTCTCCTCGGCAACGTCGCACCGGCCTACTCTGCCGGCCCCGGCCGGGGCTCCATGGCGGGCTACAGCATGCCCGGCAGCTACGAGGGCGGCGAGTACGTGCCCGGCGTCGTGAAGACCTTCTACGACGACCGCTCGCCCATGCTGCCCGGCAATCAGGGACAGGGGGTAGGTGCTGCTCTGGGTGGCTTTGCCGGCGGCCCCACGGAAGTGGCGATGCGGAACATCGAGAACTTCAAGGTGGTGCCTGCCGCCACCAGATCCAAGCGCACGCCCTACTTGGACATGATGCAGCGGTCTCTGGAGAAGGAGGGCCGCCCGCAGCGTGAGATCGGGCAGATGATGGGGCAGATGCAGGACGGTTCCGGCCGCAACCCGCTGGGTGGCATCCTCGACAAGCTCAAGGCAGGCGCCGCCAATAACACCGGGCCGGGCCTCGACGCCAAGCTCGCAGCCATCCCCCAGAACCTCCAGAGCGGCCTCGATGGCGGCATTCTGGGCAAACTCTTCAACCTCTTCTCATAGGAGACGGCGACAATGCCAATGCGCGATGATTTCAACAGCAACATGGGCCGCCCCGGCGGCTTCGGCAACTCCACGGCTAACGGCGGCCTCGGTGGCGGCATGGGTGGCGGAAACCCCGGCGGCGGCTACGGCGGCGGCATGACCCAGAACACCGGCATGCGGACTGGCGCCACGATGCAGGGCAACAGCGCCTACGGCCGCCCCGGCGGCATGGCTCAGGGCTACGGCATGAACCCCGCCCAAGCCCGTCAGGCTGCCATGCAGGGCATCATGGGGCGCCTTCAGCAGGGCAGGCCGCAGCCTGCCGGAGCGCCGCCGCCGCAGGGCGTCAATCCTCCGATGCCGGGGCTTCATCCCTCGATGTGGATGAACAACCCGACGCAGAGTCCTTACAATCCGGCGACGTCTCCGGCGGCCTACAATCCGCTCGCGTCGATGATGCCGCGGGCGCCGACGATGCAGGACTACCCGCAGTTCCAGAACTCACCGATGCCTGGCGGCCCCGGCAACATCAAGAACACTTCCCGCCTGCCGGGAGATCACCCGTTCGTGAGCGGCCAGAACTGGGGCAACCCCGGCGCCGGGTCGATGGGACTGGGGAGTTCGGGCGGTGGCCGCAGTGGCGGTAACGGCGGCGGCTGGTAAGGAGAGACTGGGATGGCGAAGCTGACACTCGAGGACATCGTCAAGCGCGATCAGGGCTACAACGCCATGGCCGCGGCGATGAGCAACAAGCTGGGCTCGCCCAAATCAAGACCGGCTTCGGTCTCGTCGAGAGCGACGAGCCTTGGTGAGAAGGCTTCGTCGTGGCTCAACGACACCTTCTTCGGCGGCGGCCCCTTGGCCTACAGCCCGGCCCGCTTTGCCGAGACGCCGGTCGATTGGTCGCCTGCCGGCTTGGCCTTCGGCAGCGGCCAGCTCGTCGGCGAGGAGGCTAGCAAGGGCAACGCGGGCGGTGTCGGCCGCGAACTTGCCATGGCGATGGTGCCGGGCGCCTCCAAGGCTGGACAGGCTGGCAAGAAACTCACCGACAAGGTAATGCGGGAAATCTCGACCCGCCTGCCTACGGCTGTTAAGGCGACCGAGGATCCGCTCAACGACATGCTTCTGGCTGACTGGAAAGCCTTCGAAAAGTCGAGCATCGCTGACCACAACTCGAGGCTGGCGGCTGACATCCCCGGCCTGAAGATCGACAGCACCGACTGGCGCGACCATGCCAATGCCTACATGGATCACGCTACCGACAACCTGAATTTCCTCGTGGACTTGCCCAGTGCTGAAGTGCGTGACCGCATGGGCATGTGGTATGATGGCGCGAACAAGATCGCTACGAACCTTGGCGAGAAGTACAGTGTGCCGGTGCAAAGCTCTGCCGGAGCGGCGGCGGGTTTGTCTCCGCAGAAAGACTGGTTCCAGAATGCGTCTCTTGCGGAGCGGGTAGGCGATGTTCTGCACCAGTACGATAACGTGCCCATGAACATGGACATGATCAACCGTCTGCCAGAAAACCTTCGCTCGCCAAAGTTTGAGGACTTGATCCTGAGCATGAAGGACAAGAAACTGACAGACATTGAGGACCCTCTCGAGCGTGCCCTGTGGGTCCGCATGTTCGACGAAGCAAACTTTGACCGTAGCTATCGCAGCGTTTTGCCAGAAGGTGACTTCGGCAATTTTGTCACGAACAAGGACGGATCAGAAGGTCGCGTGGCGTGGGGGTCTCTGCCGGAGGTCAACAAGGCAATCGGCTCTTACGAGTCGGGTGGAGACGTGAACACGATCTCGAAGCTGATGGGCGAGAAGCACAAGGTTCGGAGTTTTGACAACAACATCGTTGAGCCTGACAGTGACTATGGGCACGTCACGGCCGACACCCACGCGGTGGCTGCAAACCAGATGCGGCCGCTCTCTGGCAACACGCCCGAGGTGGCGCAGAACTTCGGCAACGCTCTCGACAAGAAGTTCTGGGGAGAGGATGGCTTCAAGGCCGCGAAGAGCTCCAGCAAGGACGGCCTGTCTGGCACCTACGCACTCAACTCCGAGCCATATCGCAGAGTGGGCGAGCAGCGCGGCCTGAAGCCCCGCAAGGTGCAGTCCATTGCGTGGGAGGTCGGCCGGTCGGTCTTCCCCGACACCTTCAAGACGAAGGGCAACATGAAGCTCGTGGACAACATCTGGAAGCTCGCTGAGCAGGGTGCGATCACGGCAGACGACGCGCGTCGGAAGATCGTCGAGCTCTCTGGCGGCTTCAAGGTGCCCGAATGGTTCAACCAGTCTCCGGTCAACACCGGAAGCGGCCCCATGACCTACAGGGGGCTTGCTCCCGGTGTAAAGATAAAGGGCCGCTAAAGATCGCCCTCGCCGAGCCTGCGCGCGAGCTCGTCGAGGGCAAACTCAAAGACGGTCGGGATTGGCCACTTGCCTGATAGATAGTAGGCAATGGTGTTGCGGGAGACGCCGAGGTGCTCGGCCGCCTTCTTCTGCGACAGCTTGTTGCGCTTCAGGTAGGTCTCAAATTGCTTGGGGGTCACTTGTTCACTCCGATCAGCGGTAGCGACGGCAGCCCCTGCGGCGTCGGCGTGATGATGGTCACGCCATTGCTGAACTGGGTGCCGGTGAACTGCTGCCCGGTCTGGCCGTTGAACCCGAGGATGTTGCTCTGGGGCGAGACGGTGAAGACGTTGCCGGCGCTGTCGACGCAGGCACTGCCGACGCAGCCTGCCGCTGCCGGCCCTGTGAGGGCCAGCACGGCAAGGAGGGGGAGGGTGGTCTTGTTCATGGCGGCGTTCCTTAAAAGGGGAGGGGGGAGAGGGGCGCGAGGCCCCTCAAAGCAGCGTGCGGATGTTAGCGGGAACGTCGGCCTCGCCGATCACGCCGAAGCGGATTCCATCGGCGTAGAAGGAAGCCTCACGGGCTTCGAACTCGTAGGCCTCGGAGCCGTAGCGCGGATAATGATCGATCCACAGGTCAGAGTTGATTGAACCACCGGCCTGAACCTTGGCGGCAAGGCGGGCGACGCGGTCGGCGTCCTTGTGGCCGTAGCCACCGAGGATGAAACGCTGGCCGTCCCTGGCCTCGGCGACGACGCTGTAGAAGCCGTTGCCGTCGATGTCTACTGCGCTGGCTTCGATGATTTTGGTGCGGTTCATTGTAGTGCTCCTTGTTGATGACCAGAGATATATGCTCACATGTGAGCATGGTCAAGGGGGTAAGCCGCACAAGACGAAATAATTTACCGACCCATCTTGTGCGGTTTCACGAGGCCTGTAACTCCCGAAACTGAGTTACAGGCCTTACCGGCCTGTCATCACTTGTCATGACTTGTCACTTGACAGGCGGCAGCCGGAACCCATTGCGCGGGGGTCAAAAAGGTTAGGGGCAAAAAAATATTCGGCGAGGGATTTCAATGGCCCGGGAGTGGCAGGTTAGGGGCAGACACATATTGAAATAATTGAAGAAAAAGCCATAATGTTGGTTCTGGTGGGCCCACCACAACCCCTCAAAAACCCTTATTTTACTGTATTTTTACGAGAGGTTAGGGGCAAGGTTAGGGGCAGCATCTTCACCACTCCGGCCTTGCCGAGCTTCTTCCGGCTGGCATTTGCCACGTAGGTGGCGCTCTCCCTCGAGCCCTGCGCCCAGCCAAAAACGGAGTTGAGCTCGGCCTCCGTGGCGCCGTTCTCGGCCATGCGCTTGGCGGCCAGTTTCCTGAGCCCGTGAGACGCCCCCGGCACCTTGGCGGCGACGCAGGCCTTCTTGAACCAGTTGCCGAAGCTCGTTTTCGGGAATGGCGTACCCTTGGCCGTCACCAGGTAGGTGTCTTTGCCGATTGGCGCCGCTGCAATCGACGCCTTGAGCGGCGGCAGGATCGAGATCGTGACGTCGACCGGCCTGCCGCTGTTCCGGCTCTTCTCGGTGGTGATGGTGATCTCGCCGCCTCGCGTGTTCAGCTTGCCCAGCCTGACGACGTCGGAGCGGCGCACGCCAGTGTAGACCAGCAGGTCGAAGGCGAGCCTCTCTCGCGTGCCCACCGGCCAGTGTTTTTCGTAGCGCGCAGCCTCCTCCTCGCTCCAGTCATGGAATCCCTTCACCTTTGCGCGGACCTTCTCGACGCCCTTTGCCGGGTTAACGGCAAGCCACTGGCGGTCGACGGCGAACCTGAACAGCGCGCTCGAGGCCTTCAGGTACTTGTTGGCGTCGCTGGGCTTGTGAGCTCTGACGTCGCGGCCGGCAACGATCGACTCCGTCGTGAAGTCTTCGATAGGCGACTCTCCGGCCCGCTTTTTCATGTTGGCGAGTTGGTAGGTGAATTGTTTCCGGGTCTCGCCGGCAAGCTGGCCCCACTGCGGGCTTGCCAGCCACTGATCAATCAGCCAGCCGAGCGTGCGGCCGCTCTGGAGCTCGCCAGACAGGTGCTGCGCGAGGAGCTTGCGGTAGGCCTCGTGGAACTCTTCCGAGCCGTATGGATCGGGCAGGCGGATGCGCTGGCCCTTGCGCGTAGCCATAAAAAACCACATGCGCCGGCCATGACGAGACTTGTAGGTCTCGAGGTAAGGGGGTCTCTTTTTTCGGTCCACGCCAGCATCAGGGCACCGGCAGCGGCCGTTTGTCAACCTGGGCTGTGGATTGCGATGGGAGAGGCACCACCCGGATCGCGTCGGGGGTGATCTCGATGGTCATGCCTGACGCCTGGGCCGCCCGCAGCACGCGGGCCACCTCGGCCTCCGTGAAACGGGCTGGCCTCTTACTCACTGGCGTCAAACTCCTTCAGGTGGTCATCCCACCACTGCAGCACGCGCCGGGTCTCGTCGACGCCGTGGTGTTGGATGTAGTCGGCGAGGATGGCCTCGAGGTAGAGGCCGAGGCGACGCGATCGGTGACGCTGCACCGCGTCGCGGCAGGCTTTGTCGAGGTCACTCATGGCTTATCCTTCAGGGCGCGGATGGCGGCGGCTATGGGTGCGCGTTCGTCAGGGGTCATGTCAGCCATATCAATAATCCTCCGAATGCAAGAGAGAATGCGGCGATAGAAAGCACCACTACCACCTGATTGGATGGCAGTGTGTCCAGCTTTCGCTCAATGCGGTTTAGGGCCTCGAAGACGCGGCGGTCACTCATCGCCATCCTCCTCATCTTTGCCTTCCCAGTACGGCAAGCCGGGCAGTTCCAGCGGATCGATGTAGTGGCTCACCCCGCAGTAAGCCCACACACACCTGCCCGGTGAAACGCTCCAATCAACGCCAGCTTCCATCATCCACTGTTGCGTATCCTCTCGCCACTGCACCATGCTGTAGTATGTTTTGTCCTCGTACGGCGGGCGCTCAACACCGATTAACATGCGGTCCTTCGGCGCGTTTTCGTCCAACAATTTAGGCGTCAGCAAAGCCCGCAGCCGTTCGATCTCAGCGGCTGCCTCCAGTCCGTCAGGGTTCACGGTTGCGCCGTCAGTCGTGGCCCGCAGCCTCGCTACAAGGTCACTCATCGCTGTCCTCCTGCGGCAGGGGGAGGACAAAATACGAGTATTCCGCGTTTATGTCCTGCTGGTGAAGTGTCATCCCCGGCCACGCATTGAAGGCTGCGGCGATGGCGGCGCGGGCTTGCCCACACCACCGCTCCTGTTCATCTGGTTCCAGTTGGTCCCAGAGGCGATACATTTCCAAGTCAAGTTCAAGTTCGCCAGCGCAGTCATGCCGCCAAACTTCGTATTCGGCCCTCGCCCCCGCCTCCAGCGCAGCGGGTGGGATGTGAATGTCGTGTGCCATCACGCTTTACCGTTCAGAATCGCCATGAGGTCGATGGCGCGCTGCTCGAACTCGTTATTGATCGCCACTTTGCGGTCGGCGATCTTTTCGCGGCGGACATCGTGTTTGGCATTCATTCTGGCGCGGCGGGCTTCGATCTCCCTGATCTCAGCGTCAAGAGCGGCGTTGTCTTTGGAACGCTCTGCTTCGACCTCGCCCAGCTCGGTGTCGAACTGCCCGAGCAAAGTGTCGCGGAGCGTTTCATCATTGGTGGCAAAGTTGTCGATAGCCTCGGCGACTGCGGCGATGCTCATAGTTCGATGCTCCTACGATTGACGAGAATGCGGGTGGTGACGGGTGGCTGCGGTTCATGGAACTCTGGCACCCACTCGACAGGCTCGCGCCGCGGCCGGCGCGTGATCGTGACGTAGATGACGAAAATGCTGCCAGCCAAAATGGCGCCAAAGACAATGCCGCCAAAAAATGCGTTCATCCCCTGCCTCCCACAATCAGAAACATGATGAAGAGTGCAAAGACAAAGCAGCCGAGGACGAGGAACGCGAGGATGTATGTCATAGTGCGTCCTTTCCTATCGTTTTTTGGAATCCCCGGCTTTTCAGCGGCCTCGCTGACTTCGGCCAAAGGCCGGCATGTTTCAGGCGAATGCGCCGCTCTTTCGCTCGACCTCTGTTCTCTTGTGAGGTCTTCTCCCGGTGAGCATCAGCCAGGACGAGCTGAAGGTTGCTTTCCGAATTGTTACCGCCGTCCTTGAGGGGAACGATATGGTCGGCGTGCTTGGTTTCGCCGGGCATCATCTTTCGGCCAGTGATGGCGCAGCGGCCACTCTGGCGAAGGAAGAGTCGGTCGATGACAGACTTTGGCGGCTTGCTGTCGGCAGTCTTTCCCACCCATTCATTGACGGTGCGGCCGGTGAGTTTGAACTCAGACATTGCGGCTCCTGAACTGCATGACTGGGTGGACGAATGTGTAACGTCCCTTGCGGTCGACAGTCAGCCAGCCTCGCTCCACGAGCCCGGTGACGCGCTGGTGTACGTTTGAAAGGCCGCAGATCAGCGACCTTGACAGGGTGCGGAAGTGAATAGTGAATGCCTCATCGTGAGGTTTTGTCTTCACTAGGTGGCGGTAGGTGATGGCCTGCTCCGGTGTCATGCCATAACGATCCCGGCCATCGACTGGGATGCCTAATGGATGCGCCGGCACGGTCTCAACGCGCAGCGCAACGCTCATGAGCCATACTCCTTCAGATCAATCCCGAGGCGCTTTTTAACTTTCTCAAGCCTATGCTGGTGGGTCTCAAACCGCCCATTAACCCGCCTCACGCCGGTCCAAACAGTGCAGTGGTCTCGATTGCCTAAAAACCTACCGATTTCCGGGTACGATCGCGGCGTAAATGTGTAGGCGCACCAGTAGAAAGCATCACGCGCTTCGACCAAGTGAGAAAAACGGCGCGCACTGACGATGTCCATTTTGCCGATCCCGTAAACGGCAGAAACAGCATTCAAAATATCCATGAGCTTTGGAGCGCAGTCAGTGATTTTGGCGCCCTCAGCAATTTCTGCCTCAGTTTCTGCGTTGCGCATTATGCCGCAACCTTTTCGTCCATTGCCTCAAGCGGGTCGAACCCACAAACTTCAGCCAGGCGCGCAACAGCTTTGTCAAAGAACCTGCGGAACTCGTCGGCATTCATCCCGTTCATGGCGGCGCTGTCTGGAACGTACGCAATGCGCCCATCGAGGAGCTTCATGGGCGTGACGAAGCCCAGGTCGAACTTCAGCGCATCATGGAGTTTTTCGGCGCTGGGGAATGCGTCGGTGGCCTCCACAACCTTGTGCAGCATCACCCAATACAGCCGAAGCTGGGGGTGGCTGCGCCGGCGCTTGATTGTCACCTCCACGTCGGCATGGAGGGGATATTTCTCTAGAAGGTCTGCAGCCATACGTGACCGGGGCTCAAGGCCTCGATCCGTCCGACGCAGGGTAATTGGTGCGGTTTCACGTGAAGCACGCTTCATTCCGCGGCCTCGACGGCAGGAGACTGAGCCCAGAAGGCGCGGCGGGCTTCAATGCTGTTGGCAACCTTGGTCTTGTCGGCCGCGTTGAAGCGCGACCAAGCAGCGCGAGCTTTCGTGACCTCGTCCTCGAAGGCTTCGGCAGTGTCGGCCTCGTTAAACTTGCGAACGTAGGTGTCGCCGACGCTTTCAACAACTCGTGGAGTTTCTGGCATGCGAGCAGGGATTGCTTGGGAATGGGTGCGGCCAGAAGCAACCTCGGCATCGTCATCATCATCAGCAGCAATGCTGGTTATTGCCGACAGCGTATACCTGCGGCCATAGCTGATGCTGCTTCCCATTGCCTGCGGCTTATCATTGGCAATCGGGAATACGGACTCAAACCATTGCCCAGACTTGTGAACCAGCCGGGTGAAGACAATGATGCCAGACTCGGTGATATCTGTGCCCTGCACGACCGCAATGCCGTTCTTGGTAAGGGCAGGCGTTACCGTATCACGTATCTCACTGAGATCTGCATATCGGCTTTTGAAGTGCGGATTTGTGCGGTTAAACTTAGCGTTCTTCATTTCCGACTGAGCAAGAGCCAGTGCGCCGGCAATCTCATTGATCTGTTCTGACGTTCTCATTTGAACCTCACGGAAAGAGAAGGGGGTTGATTGGAAAGCACTGCTCCAGGCACGTCCTGTCTATTCTTGAGCGCATCGGCGATGGCGCGCTTGTCGGGCCGGGCGGGTGGCAGCGGCGGCTGCACCATAAAAACAGCCGGGAGTGCCACCTCATCGGTGATCTCAACGCTAGGCGGGTTAGCCTTCACAGACAGCGTGGCCGAGGGCGTCTTGAGGCTCGACAGCTCGGCGATTTCCATTGCCGCCTGAATTGCCCCGCGAATGCCTGTCGCCTTGTTGCAGTGGCGAATAAGGCGTTCCTTCATCTTGGCGATGGCAATCTCAATGCCGTCCTTCTCGCCTTCCACGACGGCAAGGTCGAAGGCTGCGTTGCAGATGGCCCCGTGAAGGTTAGTCTCGCCTTCAATACTGTCGCGCAGTAGGTCGGTATCGTCGCCATACGCCGCGGTGAGCAGCTCCTTGAGGCGAGCGGCGGCCTGCATTTCAAGGGTGAGCTTGCGATCTGTCATGACTACACCTGACAGGCTGCGAGGAAGCCGAGACCGAAGGCCATGAGGCCCGCAAAGGCTTGGGTGCGGAGGGACCAAGTCATCACGCGGCCTCCGACCAGTCGCGGATACCGTCATTCACGCGCTCGTGAATCTTGTAGAAATCAAAGCTGACGGCGCGCTGCACCACGGACCACATGACCCTGTCGGACTCTTTGGTGACAGTGATGCCGTCGATCTCGGCGGAGCGGACTTCCCATTCAAAGTCGCGGTCTTCAACTTCCCAGTAAACAACCTCAAGCTTGGCATCGAGATCGTGGACGTGGACGAAGGTTGGGCCGGTCATGGGCTCAATCTTCTTGACGCAGATCGGCAGCGTCCATTCGATGGTGAGTTGGCATTCGGAACGGCAGATTTGCATGTGTCACTCCCTGTTTGTTGGAAGTGACTGTAATGCGTGTTAAAACACGCGTCAAGTAAAAAAGCGTGGTAAACTACGCATTCACAAAAAGAGGGCTAGGTAGCTCGGAGCCTCCCGGTTAGGTCAACAGATTTATTGAGCTGCTTTTTCTTTTGCGAATGGGAATTTCTTACTGCAAATGCTGTTGGCAACATTGACTTCCATGGGGGCCCATTTCTTCACTGTTGCCATCAGGCATTCATCGTAGTTTGATGGCCCGAAGACTTTCTGATAACCAATGGTGCTGAAAACGCCCAAAAAGATGCCCAGGGCCAAAAGAATAAGGTCGCCGCGCATAAATCACATCCTCGTGACACGCCCAGACACCCGCCCAACAATGCGAATGTCTTCAAGGCGAAGGGTGTATGACTCGTGGTTCTTGTTGTCGGAAATGATGCGGATCTCTGGGGGGTCGGTGCGGCGGACGAGCTGAAGGCGCTTGACCATAGGTCCGTCGCCTTCCTCGATCACGTAGATGCCGTCTGGTGTTGGTCTGGAGTAGGTGGTGTCGACCACCACGCGATCACCACTTTCTAAGGTGGGAGACATGCTGTCGCCTATTACCTCGAGGACCAGGATCTCGCCCGGCTGCATGCGCAGCTCATGCCGAAGAAACGTGGGTGGGAACACCCACTCAGAAACAACCCTGTGACCCACGAAGGATTCGCCTCTCCGAAGTGTGACGACTTCGTGTTCTCCTACGTTTCCATTTCCAGCGCCAGCCTTAGCGTCAACTTCTGGCACAGCTCCCGGCACTTTGCCTAAGTAGTTTTCTAGAGAACTTGCACCCAATGCCTCGCGGTATGCTGCCCCGCCGATGCTGGAGGCAACCTCTTCGGACGAAATGTGCTCGTGTTCGCCAGTGAGCAACCAATGAACGGATACACCTAGCGCGCCTGCCAACTTGGCGAGGTTGTCGGCCCGCGGCTGTGCGCCCTCATTGAGTATGGGCCTGAGAAACTCCCCTTTGCCGGTAACTTTTATTGAGACCGCGCGTGCAGTCGTACCAAGTTGTTCAATGCGCTGCTTGATGCGCTTGGCAAGGGGCGTTGTCATGTGCGGCATATTACACGCGTCACCCCGCTGGCGGTGAGCGTGTTGTTCCACGTTGACATGCGTGTTAAAACACGCAATAGTGCGACGCATGACAAACCTCCGCGACCAACTCATCGCTGTCTCGGACAGCTACGCCGCCCATCGCGGGCTCTCCCGCGCCAGGATTTCCACAATCGTCTTCAGTTCAGGGATGGCCCTCGACCGCATCGTCGCTGGTCGTGACTTGAACACCGGAAGTTTTGAGCGGGCCATGCAGTGGTTCTCCGAGAACTGGCCTGATGGTGCCGTCTGGCCTGCCGATGTCCCGCGGCCCAGGGCAGACGCTGCATGATCACTTTCCCATTTAGCAACACCGCTGGCAGGCCGGTTCATGTCTGCCTCCTCCCCGAAACTACCGGAGCCCAGTGCTCCGGCTTTTTTCAATTAGCAGGAGCATATTGTTATGGTGCGTAAAAACACTAATGATTTTGTGGAAGCCGTTATTGCTGAGGCGCGCAGAATTTCTGCGTTTCTCGTTGAAACGGAGCGGGGAAAGTGTGGCGGTGATGTTGATCTAGCCATCCATCGCGCCGCCTCACTTTATGGCTTCGAAGAAAGCTCGCTTCGTTCCCTCCGCTATCGCTGGCGTGAGCTTCAAGACGTGAAGGCGTCTGTCCTCGAGCGTCTCCGCGAGGCTTACGAGTCCGTCTACGAGCGCCAGCGCCAACACGCCATTATTGAGCTCGAGATCGAGCAGCGCATCGCCGACGTCCCGACGCATCCGGTGGAGCAGGAAACCCGCGTCGAAGAGGAGACGCTGGCATGAGCATTGGCCACAACAGCATTGGAACCAATGGCCAGCTTAAGGCCATCGTAGCCCGTATCGAGCGCCTCGAGGAAGACAAGAAGGTTATCGCCGGAGACATCAAGGAGGTCTACGCCGAGGCCAAGGCAGAGGGCTTCGACATCAAGATCATCCGCAAGGTGATTGCCCTTCGCAAGAGGGAAGCTGCCGAACGTATTGAAGAGCAGGCCCTGCTTGAAACCTACATGAATGCGTTGGGCATGCTTGCGGACCTTCCACTCGGCCAGGCCGCCATGAAGCGTGACGGAGTTGCCGCGTGATCAAGACACGGCTGCACCTCCTGAGCCTGCCTCCGTCAGTGAACGCCATCTGGCGCTTTACCCGCGAAGGCAAGATGTACCGCACCAGCGAATACAATCGCTGGCGGATGGGCGAGGGCATCAACCTCAAAGCCCAGCTCCGCAGCCAGCGCAAGTTCATTGGGCCGGTGTTTCTCACTCTCGCCATGCGCCGGCCTAGCGCCAATTCAGACATCGACAATCGCAGCAAGGCCTGCCTCGATCTGCTCCAGCACGTGGGGGCGATCGACAACGACAAGCACGTCATGGGCCTGAATATGTTCTGGACGGCGGACCTTCCCGTGGGTGTCGCGGCCGAAGTCAGCATCGTGGAAGCGGATGAACTGCAGGAGGTGGCATGACTGACCTTTTCACCTGGCGCGAAACCTACCCGAAGCATGCTGGCTGGAAGGATTCCACGACCTCGCGTGATGCGGCCATTGCCATTGAGAAGACGGGCAGGGCGGCAACTCTCCGCGAGGACGTTCTTGCCTTCTTCAGGACGGGCAGGGATGGAACAGCCGACGAGGTGGCCGAGGCCCTGAAGGAAAGCCCGCTTTCGGTGCGCCCGCGGGTGGCCGAGCTCAAGGCTGCAGGATTGCTGATTGAGACCGGCATCCGCCGCAAGTCATCCACCGGTCGCTCTTCGCATGTGTGGAGAGCTGCGTGAACAAGAAAGGCCGGCGCGGGTGGTCTGCGCCGGCCACAACTTAACAACAGCAAATCACATATAGGGAAAACAATGGCAAAAGTAAATGCCCCGACCACACTGGTCATCGACGCCCTGAAGCAGGGGCGGGCAAGTCTTCGTATCATTGGTTCGACGCCCATGTACTTCAATGCCATGAGCGTGAAGGCCAAGCGGTCGCTGTTGATCGGCGGCGGCAAGAAGACTGCAGCCGAGAAGAAAGAGATCAAGCACGACCCGGAACAGGAGTTTCGCGACAGTGTGTATCGTTCGGCGGTCGGCCCGACGCTGCTGGCCTTCCCGGCTGCAGGCATCAAGAACGGCATGGCGACAGCGGCACTCGTGACCGATGGCGTGAAGAAGACCGACGTGCAGCGCCTGATTTTTCTGCCGCAGGAAAAGGTTTCGATCTGGGGAACACCTTATCTCCGCATGGACGTGGTGCGCTCTGCCGACATGAACCGCACGCCTGACGTTCGCACCCGCGCTTTCCTCCCGCGCTGGTGCGCCGAGGTCGATGTGGCCTTCGTTACGCCGACGCTGTCGGTCCATTCGGTCGCAAGCTTGTTGTCGAATGCCGGCGTCGTCTGCGGCCTTGGTGACTTCCGCCAGGAGAAGGGCAAGGGTTCCTACGGCACTTTCCGGCTTGTCTCGAGCGAAGAGGACGAGGCGCTGTGGGCCGATTTGACCAGCTCTGAGGCGCGTGATGTGCAGGAGGCGGCTCTGGCAGACCCTCAGACCTATGACGAAGAGACCCGCGAGCTGTGGGCCATGCTGCGTCAAGAGCGCATGCGGAGGGCCGCCTGATGGTTGCTTTCAATCGCACGTACCGGCAGCAGGTCATCGATGAATACCTAAACGCCACCGGCCGCAATCACTTCGTCCCGGCCGAGTTCCTTGAGTGGCTCCAGCCACAGGAGGATCACCGCGTCTGGGCGGTCTTCTTCGGTAAGAGTGACGAGGATGCGGCGCATCAGTACCGCCTCACCGTTGCCCGCCAGTTCGTCGCCGGCCTGCGTATTGTCGTCAATGCGCAGACCTCTACGGGTCAGGTGACGGTGAAGGTTCCGGCTTTCATCTCGCCGGTGGCGGATCGCAGGGCTGGTGGCGGCTACCTGCCAATCGACGTACGCCGGTCCGACAGCACGGCGGAACTGTGCCGCCAGGCTGCAGAAGATCTGGCCCGCTGGCTGCGGCGCTGGGAAGGCACGGCTGCAATCGTCAGCGTGGATGTCAGTGAAGCGAAAAAAATCGCCGGGGCCCTTGCGGCGTGTGGCGTGGAAGTGGCGGCATGATGCTGTTGCGACTGGACAAGGCGGTTAACGCACGGCGTGACCGGGAATGGCGGAGCAAGGCCGGGCAAGGCGGTTCAGGTTCGGTCGGTCAAGTTGTGGAGTGGACGGGCAAGGTCCGGCTGGGAACGGCGGTCAAGGCGAGGTGCGGCGGGGCAAGCATCGGCCTGGTTAGGAGGGGAACGGCGGTCAAGGCTGGGCAAGGATTGTCCAGATGGGGCGGGGCATGGAATGTCGGTTAACGCAAGTCGTGTTTGGGCTTGGTGTGGCGGCGTCTGGTCTGGCGGTCAAGGCACGGCACGTACCGGCAAGTTCGGGCGCGTCTGGGTTAGACACGGTCAGCCGGTCAAGGCTCGTTATGGAATGGCATGGTCAGTCATGGGGGTGTCTCCATGACTGATCAACAGCCCTTCTGCCAAGATTGCGAATACCTCAAGATCGATGCCCGAATGAACCGGCGCTGCTACTCGCCACAGCTCCACAAGCTGCGGTTAGCAGGAATCATCACCGTTTTTGAGCGCGATGACGCTCCAGAGGCAGGCCGCGACCACAAGGCCGGTACAGGCAAATGCGGCCCTGCAGCACTCAACAAGAAGCCGAAAGTGGGGGTGTAATGGATTGGACAGACGAAGCCATTGAGAAGCTGGTGAAGATGGTCTTACAGGGCCGCCCCATGTCGCAGATTGCTGCGGCCTTGGGTAAAGGCTGCACCAGGAACGCGGCAATTGGTAAGTGGCATCGGGTATCGGCCGCCCGCGGCCTACGCACGTCAACACCTCGGAAGAATATCCTCGAGGACGTGGGCGAAGGACATCGCATCAGCCCCCAGCTCCTGCGAAACACATCGCCAAAACGACGCTGCGAGCCCCGTAGGGCCATGCCGAAGGTGGCGAAGGTTGGAATAGGGTTCCTGCTTCCCTCGCTCCCCAAGCCTCCCCAGACATCGACTGTGAGCATCATCGACGTGACTGGGTGCCGCTGGCCGGTTTCTGACGAGCCTCAGCTTCCGGGTGGCTTCGGCTTCTGCAATGGCGCCCAGCACCATGGCTCGTCCTATTGCGAGGCCCACGCCAGGGAAGCCACGGCAACATTTTCGGATGACCTGATCCGCAGGACCATCAAGTCGGCACTGACGACGCTCAGGAGCAGGAGGGCAGCATGAGCAGGTGGTATCGCGCCTATGAGGGAACCGTAACCGACGCCAAGCTGGGCGAGGCCGCATTGGTCGCTGAATGTTCAAGGTCGGTCGCCATTGCTACCTGGCACTGCATCCTCGAAAGCTGTGCGTCTGCCCAGAATGGTGGGATCTATGACACTAGCGCCCGCAGGGTGGCAGTCATCCTTGGCGAGAAGCCGGCGACGATCGAGCAGGTGTTCGCTGCCTTCATCGAGCTTGGAATGATCAGCGACGGTGCAGTGACGGCGTGGAAACAGCGCCAATACGAAAGCGACACGTCAACCGAACGTTCCAAAAAGCACCGGGAACGGAAGCGCGCCGTTGCCCAACAGGATTGCAACGGTGATGCAACGTTGCAGCAACATGATGCAACGGCCCCAGAGACAGAGACAGATACAGATACAGAGAGAGAGAGAGAGAAGAGCGCGCGCGCGGAAGACGACCCAAAGCATTGGAAGGTAGTTCAGAGCCTCATCGCAGAGCGCGCCTCGGGGTTGACCGACTGGGAAATCGATTTCCTGCACTCGATCAAGTGGGCGCCAGATCTAACCAAAACCCAGGCAGCCAGCCTCAAGGCGATCGAAGGCAAGCTCACATCCAAGGCCGAACCCGACAAGGCGATGCCAAGCGTGAAGCGCGGCACCCCGCAGTTCGACGCCTGGATTGCCCACTATCGGCAGAAAAACGGGGGAAGGCCTACCTTTCACGAGGGCAGGGATGCCATCACCGTGCCCAGTGAGTACCCGCCGAGAGAGCAGGTCGCCGCATGACCGACACAGATCCGCATCAAAACCTGCTCACCCCAGAAAGCCTGTTCCTCAAGGCCATCGAAATTGCAGGCTCAGAGCACCGCCTCGCCAAGGCCATAGGCTTCTCACAGAATGCCGTCTGGACGGCTCGCCAATATGGCAAGGCGTCAGCTGAGATGGCCGCCGCAATCGACCGCTTCACCAACGGACAAGTGCCTCGCCACGCCCTGCGCCCAGACCTGTGGGATGCGCCCACCTGATAGACTGATCTATCAATAGATTGATGGGTTAGGCATTTAGTCGAACATTGGCGTATGTATCGCGCATCCGAGTTGAGGGATGCACATGCCCGGTGGGCGGCCAAGCAAGTACGATCCGAGTTATTGCGAGCAAGTCGTCAAGGTGATGGGCGAAGGCCTGTCGCTCACTGCTTTCGCTGGCAGGATCGGCGTCGACCGTGACACCATACAAGAATGGCGCAGCGTTCATCCCGCGTTTTCCTTAGCTTGCAAGAAAGGCCAGGCTAAACGCACCGAATATCTCGAAATTGGCATGCTCGAACGCGACATGCCTGGGCCTGCCGTCAATGCTCGCCGCTTCGCTCTGGCAAATGCCGACCCTATCGAATGGCGCGAGAAGCAATCCCTCGAACATAGCGGCCCGAACGGCGCGCCGATCCAATCCGAAATAGCCGTCACCATTCGCCTCATAGGCGCCACATGAACGCGCACGCTGGCAAACTGGTGCAAGATATCGCCATCGACCTGCCGGCGAAGTTCGAGCCCATGTTCAAGCCGGCCAGGTACAAGGCCTGCTGGGGTGGAAGAGGCTCCTCAAAGTCGCACAGCTTCGCCACGCTTCTCATCCTCCGCTGCATACAGTCTGCCACGCGCACCGTCTGCATTCGCGAGATCCAGAACACCATCCGCGATTCCGTGCGCCAGCTCCTGGTCGACAAAATCAATTCCATGGGCCTTGCGTCCTTGTTCGACGTCCTCGAGAGCGAGATCCGCGG